TAACGCTTGCAAACCGTTGATCTGGTTCGCTGCGGTGCCGTCCGAATACATGTCGCTGGAAAAGTTGTTACCGGCAGTCTTCATCGCGTTTTTCAGCTTGTTTTTGACGAGCTTAATAACGCCTTCCTTACCGGCATTCTGACGAACCTCGAGTCCACTGGCGACGACGTTAATCGCAACCTGTTTCCAGGAAAAGTTCGCAGCGGTAAACACTTCCGACTGCGCGATGTCTAGCGTGTCGTAACCGCTGTACCTTTGGTAGGTGCCATTCTCCGCATAATCGAGCGGGACCTGAATCTCCCAGCCCCCGGATATTAAATCCACCCGATCCTTCTCGGTTAGTCGCTGGTGTAACGCGGTGTGGTTAGAGACGTTATCCGTCACATATTTGTTTTTGAAATGACGATACGTGATCGCCGATATTTCCGTAAAGCTACTATTAGCTGGCATGATTATCCACCTTATTTATCTAAGCTGAGATGCGTTCGTCTACTAGTGCTCCGATAAAATCATCTACATTTTTTGAATGAGCGACAGTCGGCGGCAATGTGCCCGTAGATTGAATGTTAGTACCCCCGGCGCGTCGAGCGTTTGCGGCATTCTCTTTTGCCTTGGCGACGCGTTCCGCGTTCGCCTGCGCTTGGCGATCAATTTCCATCTTGCTCGACACACTTTCGTTGGCCGCTGCGGCCATTTTGTACGCCATGTCAAGATATTGATCGTGCGACAGTCCGGGTTTACTTTCTTTCAATGTAACGACGATAGGGACCATGTCATCATGGAGTTCCTCATAAAACGGATGCGCTGCCGCAAAATCGTTTATGACGCCGGTTACTACTTGGCCTTGCTGCTGTAATTGTTGCTGATTCTGTTGTGCAAGATGATTTTCTTGAGCGGCTAAACGCTGCTGCAAATCAACAATTTGAGGATCGCTAGGGGCTTGTCCCCCAGCCTGTTGTTGGTTAGCTACATCGGCTAAGGATAATCCGCGACTTTCGAGCAAATAGCTCGCGAACCCAATCGGATCTCTTTGCGCATAATCAGATAAAGAAAGTAGCTGCTCGAAACCCTGGGCTACATTCATACCGTTCATCGCAAATTGTTCACGTCTTGAGGCGGCTACTCTGTCGAGGTCTTCGTAATATTTCCTTTGCTCTGCAACTTCCATCGTCTTTTTCGTGTAATCAGCCTGTTGCTCTCTGTCGCGATCTGATACCCATTTTTGAGCCTCAGGCGGCAAAGTGTAAAATGCTTCACGATCTTCTGCCGACATTGATTGTGGCGCTGTAATGGCCGCGTCTGCGGGTTCAGCTTCCTCTTGTCGGACTTCTGTCGATGCCGATTCGGCTTCGACGGGTTCTGCTGATTGCTCAGCCTCTACGGGTGCGGCAATTTCCGCACGATCCGAAGTATCTTGGACAGTTTCGGTGGACGCATCTTCGTCATACAGTTCAGCGATGAAATCACCAACCGATTGCTCTGGCTGCTCTGATTGTTCTGCGCCTATTACTGCGTCGTCTGCCATAACTGCCTCCTAATTCAATAATCGATTTCGCGAGCCGCATCGAGTGCAGCGCGATCAATAGCACGATCTAATTCCGCCTCATAACGCTGACGGCCATGCCGTTTAACGTCTTCAAATTCGCCTTTTTCATGGACGCGGCAACCGTGCTTCTCTAAATTCTTTGCGTGCGCTTTTTTCCCGTCGATAATGTCACCCGTAATCGGGCATTCATACGCCGCATAATCGCCCTGTACATACGGCCCATCGACTCGTTTTTTCCGCACATGCTCTGCTGTTGAGTATCCAGAACGATCCCACTGAATGGCGTCATAGTTGTCTTTGTATGCGCTCATAGTCGCATTATTGCAACATCGGGCCGGTATCATCAACCACAATCGTAGTTTCAGTAACCTCCGGCTCGCCAGCAACCAGCATTGTTGTTTCTGCCAATGGCAAATTAGTCGCAGACACCACAGATTTAATCCGTTCCATAATTTCCGCTGCTCGATTGAGCGCTTGCTCGGGATCTGTCAGCGTTCCCTCTCCCGCGCTAAATTCCGCCATGATTGTCTTAGCCAGCTCTACTTGCCGCTGTTTATCGGCTTCCATCGCCTCAAACTGCATTTTTTCACGCGCTAACATCACATCAGCCTGAATTTTGCTTTCGGGATTCGGCTCTGGCTTTTGCGCCTCAAATTCTTTTAACGCAAGTTCACGTTCCCGCAAGCCTAAATCTCTTTCTTCCATTGACAGCTCAGCTTGCTTACTTTGCGATTCAAGCGTCATCTTCGCTTGTTCAATCTGCATCTTCTGTTGCACTTCTTGTTGTTTGATCTGCGCCTCTTGCTGTTCGATCTGCAATTTCATCTGCAACGCTTGCTCGACGCCTGCGCCTTCCTGCTGTTCTGCATTGGCTGCTGGATCGTTTTCGCCAATCATATCGAGCGCGTCCTCAACCTCGCGACCGAGCTTGAATCGACGCACCGCCGTCATGATCATGGCTTTGGCCGCTTCAATCGGTAAATATCCAGCCTCGACCGCTGGCCCCGCATCAGCAATAAATGCGGCTACGCCTTGCAGTAATTGAGTTATTGCTTGTTGATCTGCGGCATAATCACCGGAAATTGTCGAATCCGTCTCAATATCGACGCGAAAACTGCGCTGCTTATCATCACGTAGAAGCTGTATGCACTCCTCCCACGTCGGTTTTTCGAGCATTTCGAGCATCTCAGGCGTCAGTGCGGGCGGTGCAGGCGGTGCAGGCTGCGGCGGTAATTCAGGTTGTCCGGGTTGTCCGGGCGGCATCGGTGGCCCCATCGGCGGCGCTTGCATTGCCATACTTTGCATCTGCGTCGCAATCACTTGCTGCTTTTCTTCCATCGACGGCAATTGAATGTCCGTCATCATTTGCAACGATTCGGGCGTAAATTGCTCGCTAATAATTTCAGCAGCGATGCGAATTAAATCCCGAGCGTAGCGCTGGATGTCTCGGCGTGAATCATCGAGGCGCATGGTGCCGAACTGCACTTTGAGTTGCTGTGCGCCCAATGTCTCCATCGCCGCAGAGCTACCGCGCATAATGTCAGCAATGCCGGTGATTTCGTAGATCGTCGTCTTGATCTGCTCGCGCTGAATATAAAGCTGGCCCAAAATGCCCGCGATTTTTTCAATCGGCCACATCCATATCGCGTTATCGAGTCCACCGGATTGCATCAGCGGCAGAACATCTTGCGCTGGGATCATCTGATTTTCCCGAGCGTCCATGATGTTTTGCATTTCTGTGATCGTCGAGTCGTAAATGCCGCGCACTTTGCACGCATCGATGATGTCTGAGATCCGAATCGTAATTTTGTCTAGCTCGTTGGCTTGATCGCGATAAAAGATAAACGGCTCGACCGGCACTAAACTATCTGTGCTTTCCATCGCATAAAGCGGGCGCGGTGTCGGGAAAAAGTCTTTTAGTTGTAGCGGATCGGGTTCCGTCTTCAACGGGCGCTCTTTCAGCGTCTTGGAAATGAAGATCACCTCCTTTTGCCGATTACACCAAATCTCCCAAATCGTCGCCCGCTTAAACGTATCGGTTATCGGCGCACCATCTTTGTCTTCCATTCCCATCGGAGAGTAGTCAAGCTGCACCTCGTTACCGAGATCGTCACCAAATTTGGCTCGCAACTCGTCTCTCGTCATCAGGTGCCGAAACGCTACCCACTGCACCTGTTCCCACGTTTTGCCAGGGCCATGCCGAAAATCCGGCCACCCGACATGCTCAAATTTAACTTCCTCGCCTTGCAGGGATTCGTAGCTGTCACCGCTCATTTCGTCGGTTTCTTCGGCGAACGCAGGGTTGTAGCGCACACGAGTCACGCCGCGACCGCAGAGTTGTTGATCTTTCACCGCTAGGCGCATGTAACGATCAAAGTCACACTCGTCCATCGTAAATGACAGACAGCGCTCGAGGACTTCGCACACTTCTTTGCCTACGGGATCGGCATCGCGATACCGGCGACGAACGTCCGGCGTCGGACTTTGGTTGTACAGCGTCGGGCATATCGTCTGCACATTGCTATACAGAATGTTAAATCGCTTACCGTTGGAGTATCGCCCTGGACGCGCATTATCGACTTGCTCGTCGCGGTATCGCGCTTCGACATCTTTAGCGCGAGTGCGCCAATTTGCCTCTTGCTTGTCCGCTAAATCAAGCTCAGTCACCCAACGATTGACAACACCCGCCGGGCCTTTGCCTGCATCAGCAGGCGTTTCCATCGTGCCATCGTTCGTATAATCGTTATCCGGCATAACCTTTCGGCTCCGATGTCAGCGCGGCAACCATGCTTGGCTTTGCTGCATTATTTTTCCGTGGCTTCTTTTTTTTCGGCTTGCTAGCGTAACTTGCCTTTTGATTACTGGTTTCACGCATACCGTCCACCTTTCGATGTTAATGCGCCAATCATACTCGGCTTTGCCGCGTTTTTCTTTTTGCGTTTATCCGCGCTGTGAAAATCTTGAGCGACGGACTGCGATATGCCCGCTTTTTTAGCGAAACCTGGACTATTAGCAGCCGCTGCCATGAATTTGCGTTGTCGTTTGCTGGTGCTTGGCATTAGCTATATGCCTCAGCTTTGCGCCGTCTGGTACTGGCTTTAACTAAATCATTCATTGTCAACGTCGATTTCCCATCAATTGTGATGATCGGATTAACCTTCTCAACCTTCGGTTTCGGCGGCTCGCGCCAAGTCCAAGCCAGATACCGCAGCGCATCGGCGAAATGGTTCGTCCAGTCGTGCACTGGTCGGTCGCGAAAACACTTGCTCGCATCATCCCATTCGCGCCGGAACTGGCTGAGTGCATTGATAAATTCCTCTTGCTCTTGGTCAATCCAAAGCCGTGGAAATAAATGCCGAGCCGCAAGTATGCCCTGTTGCTCTGTATTTGTATTCCGCAAAATTGTCACATGCTTCATCTTGTGGTCGGTAACCAATTGCTCGTAGACCGACCGACCCGCTGCCGCCAGCGTTTTGGCTTGCGCGTCATGCGGCAGCACATGGCGTGAGTAATTGTAATCTTTTGATGCAATCACCTCGGCGTAATGCGCCAGCGGCTGGCCGTTTGCGCTGTAGGTATCGATGATCCGCACCTCATTCGCCACCACCTGCACGAAGAGTATTACAGTATCGTCGCTGTACCCAATATCCCAAACGGTCTGTACCGGCAAGCTGGGGTCATGCTTGACCTCACAGATACGACCGGCTGCACGCGCCGCTGCCAGTTCGCCACCGTAATAGCTGCCTAAAATTGCCGCTTCGAAGCTACAGAAATACTCTTGCTCGAACTGACTGGCTCCGAAATCCTTACCGTAGAGCGCGGTGTACTCATCCCGAATGCCGTCAAGTTGCTCGTCGTTAAACGCGCCGGTCGCTTTTGCGTCCGAGATTTCCGCGAACCAATCGTCTGACTTAACCGCGTGATTAAACATATCGTAGGCGTGATTTTTGCCCCGAGGCGTCGTGATAAACAGCGCCCAGCCATCGTTCTCCCGCATCATGGGCGACAAGTAGCCCCAGGCGCTTGGGTTCGCCAGCGCCCATTCGCTGAAAACAATCCCTGCAACACCGGCACCGACGAGCGTATCGTACGCATCGCTGCCAATCACCTGCCAGGTCGCGCCGTTGAGAAAGCGAATAAACATTTCCTGCTCATTCGTGACCTCGCGCAGCTCAACAGGAAATGCCTCGTCGATCCGACGCTTTCCAGTATGCGGATTCACCGCCGTCCAGATAGCTTTGCGTGCTTGGGTGAATTGCGGCAGGCAGTGCCAGTACGTTGCGGGGCGGTCAGTGATTGCTTGAAACGTCCATGCCAACGCTATCTCGTCCTTGCCCCACCGCCGGTGCGCTATCTCAATC